TTAGCCATGCGTCGGTGCTTCCAAGGTTTCGCAAAATCGTATTTATGGTCACGTCACCAATCGGAATCCCGCGTCCCGCTGCTTGTGTTGCGACCCATTCGAGGTTGATCGACTTTAGATAGGCGATGAATGGCGATACGTTTGCCTCCCCGATTACCTGGGCGATGCCAAGCAAACTCCACCACTGATCGCTCACAAACTGCTTTGTATTGGCGTTCAACTCCGCCCACACTTCATCGATTGACTTAGTCTGCCAATCGTCCAATTGCTCAATCAGGTCGCTTACTCGCATGCTATGCACCCCTCAGTAATTTTCCGATTTCCGTCTGGAGCGTTTCGATTTTAGCCCAAAGTCTTTCGCGGTCGCTTCGGCATTCTTGGAGGTCTGCCCGCGTTGTTTTCTTTTCCTCGACGAAGAAGCGAAACAGGATGGCTATCGCTGTAGACTGCACGCCGACGATGCCTGATCCGATGATGTAAATGAGGCTTTCTTGGGTCATTTCGACAACTCCGCTGCAAGTCGTTCAAGGGTCATATAGCCGCTAATCTCTACGCTCTTATCGCCATCGGTGACAATAAAGTGAGGCAACCGCTTAACGTCATCCGGATTGCCGTAAGCGAAAGCATAACCGGCTTGCTCAAACTTCGCTTGTTCGCACCGCTTCCACCGTTGGCAAGGCTCGCACCAATCGGCCGAGAAGATGACAATTTCACGCTTTGCAACCTTGGGCTTGTCGCTTGGTGAGGGGGCCGGATCAATTGCAATTTCAGGCTCAATCAGCGTCTTTGCCGCTTGCTGAAGTTCGCTTATTAACTCACTCGAAGTCGGCGCAGTGTCGCATTGCGTAGGATCGCTCGCAGGCGGAGTCTGCGCCCAAAACAACAACGCAAAAAACAGTAGCACCATAATCAAACCTCCTTGCTTATTCATCCTAACGGCCTCGACTGCAACCACGCTACGCTACGCGGCCCCGGTAGGCTTAAGTCACTAATGCCGACAATCGACGTGTATTGATGCCGACACAACGCGTCGATTACCGAAGGTGCAATCTCAGTCCACGAATCATTATGGCTGTTAAGCCGCCAGATGTAATTACGGCCGCGACTGTCTTTGCGTTTGGAGTAGCCTAGCCACGCCGTTGCGTGACCGCCTCCACCGCGAAGACTGATCGATTCTAAGACGCCGTTGGATGCGTAGAAACTATCGTTCCACGTAGTCCCCGTATGCACCGCACCTGACCCACTCGCAAGGTACTTGTAGATGTCATTGTAACTCTCCAACCACGTATGCGAACGGATGCGATAAGGTGCCGCCTCAAGTCGCATCTGGTCTGTAATCAGGCTCCTAGCGTTCGATGGATACGGCGTGCGATACGGCAAGGCTGATTCGAGTAGATAGCCGATCTCCTTTGCAACTCGCAAGCCGCCGCTGATCGTAGACCCTTGATCGCGTCCTAGTAAACCGTCGATTCGCTGCGACTCAAGATAGGCGAACAACTGCGAAAACTGTCTTTTATCGCTAACCGCTCCGTGCCCCAAAGCTAACAGATATTCGCCGCAATTGGTAAGCGAAAAACCTTGGCAGCTTCCCATGTTGCCCTGCTTGTCGTGCCTCATCAGTCGTCGAGGGTCGATTTCTTCCGGTGCTGCGAAGTCACGAAGTGTAAACGGCATTGACACCGAATTGCTTTGCAACTCGTCGCGTCGTTCTAGCGCTGGGTCGTAGCCGGTGAAAAATTCGCTCATTCGCCGGCCTCGTTTGACTGCTCTTCAACTGGTTCTCCAGCCTCGTAAACGAACTCTGTAGCCAATCCTGGATCGATAACGATTGTTGCACCTCGCATCAGGCCGTTGGCAAGTTTAGTAAGGAATTGCAGGTCGTCATCTTCAATACCTTCTGATCCCAAATAATCAAGCGTCAATCGGTGGGCTTGTTTTGTTTCTGGATCGCCATCAATTTTTAGGTCGAGCATTACTTCGCCGCCTTTTCTTCAAGCATGAGTTTCGCTAGTTGCTGCAATGCTTCCCGCTCGGCAACTTTGCGGCCTTGCACAAATCCAGCACCGTAAGCAGCCAAAACCAAAACGCCTAGCGTTAAAATCTTGACGAATCCATCGTTGACGAATAGCCACTCTTCGACGTAATCCGCGATGTCACTAAGCAAACTTACCACGATTCAGCAATCCTCCTGTTGAGGTCTGCAATCTCCTTTTCGCGTCCGGTAAATTCCACCGGAAGTTTCATTTCGTCAATCGCTGAATATACCTTGTCCATGCCCTCTCGGAACTTCGCTCCCGCATTCGCCGCAATAAACTGCGTCCACTGTTCTTGGTTCACAATCTCGCGATTTTCGATCTTCGTTGCCGCTTCAAGAAACGCCGCTCGGTATGCCGCTCGGATATTGGGAAGCGTCGATGCTACAACGCCCTTGATATCGGCGGGCTTTGGATCAACGTTAGTAGGTCGCTGGAACGCAAAGTAGATTGCACCAGCCGCGATGATCCAAGGTAGCCAACTAGGTTCCGGCTTACTCATCGTCGCTGCTTTCCGCTTCAATCTCTGCCTCTGCGTAGAGTTGAGCCGCTGATGGAGCGTTAGAGTATTGAGCTTGCGGGATAGCGGATAAAAAGCCGTTTTCCTTTGCCCAGAAATACAACCTGATTGCCATCTGAACCAGCATGATAACCGTCACTGGATCAAGTCCGTAAACGGTCTTTGCGTGTTGGCGGTACGCCCTACGAAACGCTTGACGGTCGCCGCCAGTCTCGTTGTAAATTCGTATTGCGTCATCAGGACGCCATGCCGTTTCGCATCGCTTGAAAAGACTCACTTTGCTACCTCATCAGGCTTTGGCAGTGGCCGAATCGAATCTCCCACGATCCACGCTCCAACGGCTAGCACAAGCTGTTGAATCTGCTCTTCGCTTAAAGGCACTTTGTCCTTTAAGACAATCACGGCAACGACCGCAGCCGCTGCCCAAAAACGCTTAGACTTCAATAGGTCTTGCATGTTACACCCTCCCTTGGTTCCCTGCATTGTAGCAAGTGTCAGGGCGATTGCAAACTTTGCTTGGCTAGGTTGCAAACAACTCGCCATCAGTAGTCTTGGATCGGCACGTATACCGCCAGATTTCGCTTTGCGTCGGCGTCGGCTTCTTTCGTGCCCATCGCTCTACACCGGCAGTCTGCTTTCGGTTGCCGCGATTCCAGCCCGTACCGTCGCACGACTCAACGCCCATATCCTCAAGTATGTCGAGTTTATCGGGTGAGTTGCAGCGAAGCAGATGGACGCGTCGGAAGTGCTTGCACCAAGTCGCTAGCGTGTCACGCTTGAAATCGTCTGTACCTCCAACCGCAATTACAACCGGCCCTGGACGAAGCGATAGCACCATCTCCGGCGTCATGCCGTCTTGCACAGCAATGGCCGGAACAATCTCCGCATCGATAACGCGTTGAACGTACTTTGCGAATCGCTCTAGCGTTCGCTCCGCGTTACCTGGAACATCAGGAACGATTGCCCATCTTGCACGCTGTACCGCAGGAGCCGTCCACGCTAGCAAACGCTCCCACTGAGGGAACACGGTCGCCCACTTCTCATCGTCAAACGTGTTCGTTTTTCGATCCCAGCAAGCAAATGCCCCGTTATCGAGTGCATAAGGAAACCACGGCCACGGGCCACACTGAGCCCCTGGAGAATACAAGTGACCAAGCCGCCCGGTTTCTCTTGCTAAACAATGCCAAAACCAACCTGTGCTGTTCGCTGGCATAACTATCACTTCGATACCCACCTTCCATTGTCGGTGCTTTTAACCGAGTTGCTGCTGTTTAAGAAATCGTTGGCTTGCTTGTCGCTTACCGCCAACCCTTTGCGATTCAACGAATGCTGAAAATCGATCCTTGCAAATGGTTTGCCGCTTGCCGCATCCTTCAAAAACAACCCCAAAAAGTTTTTGAGCGATGGCAAGTTGCTGATGTACTCGCAAGCACTTTCAAGACTGTAAAACACCTCCGTTGCGTGACCAACAACCCAAGGCGATAATGCCTTGCCGATGTTGTTTACAACGACAATATTTTTACGCTCGTTGAATGCGTACATGATCTCCATCGCTGTACCGAAACTCGGCTCGTCAATCCAGACTAAAAGCACGTCGCTATTGTCGATATCGGACTTGTCCGACTTGATGATGTCGTGAACGTGCATCGACTCAACACCGCGATAATCTCGCCGCATTGGGTCTAGCACTTCCTGCCTTGCTAGCAGAAGTTTCGCACGCTCTCGCCATGTCCCGCACTCGTCATCAGTGCAACCGTTGATTCTTCCGCAAAGGTAAACTCTGTTTTTTTCTCTCATGATATTTCTCCTAGATAACGCTTCTCTTTCT